CAAGAATGTTGTATAAAATTGGTGGAGTTTTACAATAATAATGTATTGGAAAAATTGGATAACAAGAAAAAGAAGTGTGATGAATATGATTTAGTCCATTTAGGAAAAAGGATTAAATATTATTGTGACAATCGCATTAATAGTGATGTAATAGATTATGTACTAATAGAGAACCAAATTAGCCCAATTGCCAATCGCATGAAAACAATTCAGGGAATGTTGGCTCAATATTTCATCATGAAAAATGATAATGTAAAAATCATATTTGTAAGTTCTCAAAATAAACTTAAATATTTCGATAAACACATTGACCCAACAGCAACATCTACATACAAGGCAAATAAAAAGAATGGGATTTTTTATTGTAATGAATTGTTATCTCACAAATATGACTATCTACAGAATTGGAAATCAACTTTAGAAGTGAAAAAGAAGGACGATTTAGCGGATGCATTTTTACAAGGAATATGGTATATTGAAAATAAAATAAACATTTGATAATAAATAGTTGATGCGTAAAACATATAAATATAAATTCTGGTATTAGATAAATGGAAGTGAATTTAGGCTTTGATGATATTGAACCACTTGATATTACCTTGAATAGCGAGCCAGTTGTGTCAGAACAACCAGCATCAAATTTAGGGGTAGGAATAGAATTATTAATGAATGACAAGAAATTACCATCAATGTCAAGTGATATTGAAATTGGTGATTTGAATGCTTTAGAAAATGAATTGAATGATTTGACGGTAGATGGTAATGGTGCTGGTAGTTCAGCATTTGACGACAAACCAATGTCAATGGGTGAAACTATTCAACTGCCAAAAATTGATGAACCAACTATCCCAAATGATTCACGTTTGGGAACAGCAACAGTTGAGACTATTGGTAGTAATAGCGATGGATTTATGAAACCACCATCAGAGTCATTTATACGCGAAGCAAAACCACGAATGAGCGAACGAGAAATGAGAAGAAAAAAACGCATAATGTTGAAAAAATTAGAAGATTGGCACGATAAAGGTATGTTGAAAGGGCGTTTTGAATTGAATATGGATAGCCCTTTTGATGAAGTAGAAGATGAATATGAAACAGCATTGGAAGACAAACGCAAAAAGGATAGCATTAAACTTCAAGGATGGTGGTTTATGACTGCTGTTAATTCCATTGAATATGCAAATGCTGCGTTTAATCCTTTTGATTTGAACTTGGACGGTTGGGGAGAACAAGTTAATGAAGATATTGACAGTTACGAAGAAATTTTTTCAGAGTTACATGAAAAATATAAAGGTGGTAAAATGGCTCCCGAATTGTCACTTGTATTGCGTTTAGGATTTAGTGCTGCTGTAGTGAATTTTACAAATAAAGCTCTTTCCAGTGCGACACCTGGTTTCAATGATGTTATTCGTCAAAATCCAGATTTGATGAAAGCGTTTAGTGATGCCACAGTAAATACAATGAGTCAACAATCACCAGGATTTGGTTTTATGAATAATATGATGAATGAACAAGAAATGCGTCCTCGTGGTCCTCCACCACCAGCACCACAAGAAACCAAATCTTCACGAGCACAACAACCAACAAAAACAGTTTTATCTCGTCCAGATATCCGAGCATCACTGAATGAACCTGGTGTGGATTTAGACGGTGTTGGAAACCTTAATGCACAAGAACGAAGTGCTCGCCCAGAAATGAAGGGACCGGCCAATAGTGATATTGACAATATCCTTGCTGGTTTGAAAACAAAATCGGTTAATATTCAGCAAAAAGATAAGGAAGATTCAGTCATTAGTGCGAACTCAATGGGACAATACTCAACAGGTTCAAAAGCACCAAAGCGTACTCAGAAACGAAAACAAAAATCAGATAAAAATGTCATTTCATTAGATATTTAAGAAAAATACGATAAATAAAAATAACTATAATTAACACAAATAGAATATAAAAACAACAATGTAGATAGAATGGGTATAACATAGTTCGCCATTATAGGTATACCCATGAATAATTTATTCATAAATGAACTACACGATAGCATATATAATGTGTTATCAAATCTGAAATGCAAATGTATTTCAGTATATAATAGACAGCTTGTCCGAGTGGTTAAGGAGATCGACTAGAAATCGATTGGTGAAAGCCGCACAGGTTCGAATCCTGTAGCTGTCGCATTTTGAGCAGGCATAGTTTAATGGTTAGAACACAACGTTAACACCGTTGAAATCTGAGTTCAATTCTCAGTGCTTGTATTTTTTTGTTGCAATAGCTCAGTTGGGAGAGCGCAAGACTGAAGATCTTGAGGTCACTGGTTCGATCCCAGTTTGTGACATATGGCAACTTGGCGGAGTGGTTAACGCGGTGCCCTGCTAAGGCATTGTCCGATGGACGCGTAGGTTCGAATCCTACAGTTGTCGTTGCTATATTACAGAATAATATACAAAGTAATTGGACTAATACTACATTGAATAAAATGTATTTGTTTTATTCAATAATATTATTTCATTATGAAGCAAGTATTATCACCAGTATATTACACCAATAAAATATATTGATGTAATAATTTTACTTAACATTGTGATTTATTGCTCATTTCAGTATTGCTATGGTATTTTTATGCTGTCAATAATGCTAATGCATCTGCTTTTTTCATTTTAGATACAGAACTTGAAAGACCACGTGTCTTAACAAGAGCACGCAGTTGTGTCAAATTCATTTTGTCATAATCCATTTCGCCATCGGTTTCAAGAGTTCGTGCCATTTCTTTTCCATCTTCCGTACTAATCGTATTATCGTCATCCATATCTTCGTGTTGTTCCACATTAACGTTTTCCTTACTTTCAGCAACATTGTTATCATCCTCATCATTGTCATCGTCCTCATCCTCATCCTCATCCTCATCTTCATCATCTTCGTCATCCTCTTCGTCGCTTCCATTTTCATCCTCATCGTCATCATCATCTTCGCCGCCCTCTTCGTCGCTTCCATTTTCATCCTCATCGTCATCATCACTCAATTGCTCACATTCTCCATCTTCGTCCTCGTCATCATGTTGTTCAAGTACGTTATATTGTTGCTGAGATACCATTGGTATATTTAGTTCTTGACTGTGTTGTACTTCTCCACCAGATGCAACATTGTTTTCAATCAATTCCATCTTTTGAACTACATTATTCATCATCTCAAGAGCAAGTTTATAATTTGTTTCCAATGTGCTTAAACGTTGTCTAAAATTATAAATCAACATTAATACAAGAATACAACAAATTAAGATACTTGCTACAAAAAAAGTGTTCATAAAGCTAATCATTCCTCCCATTATAGATTTATCTATTATATTATAAAGTATAACTGAACGAATATATTTATATTTATTTAGTAATATTATATTATTATCACAGCATATGATATATCATGGAAGGACAAAATACATCAAACATTTTTTCTGGACTTATGGATACAAGCGATACTAAAAACGTATTGATACTCATTTTAGCAGTTATTATAATTTTTTCGCTATTTGGTGTTAATATTGTTATTTTAATTGGAAACATTATCCAAACATTATTAGAACTTGTTATGCCGGTTATTCGTCAAATATTTGGTATTGTTGGCGTTTCCGGTGGCGTACTAATAAATAATACAGCTGATGTAGTGAGTGATACTGCAAAATTTGGCATTGATGTTGCCGAAGGAACAGTTCAATCTGTTGGTTCATTATTACAGCGCGCGGGAGAACAAACATTAAACCCTAATAATACACTCAACTTACAGCAAATATCCACCCCTTCTACATCATATACCAATCCAATAATGAAGACTCCTACATCCAAAAAAGTGGGCTGGTGCTTAGTTGGCGAATATGAAGGTCGCCGTGGCTGTATTGAAATTTCCGACTATGATAAATGTTTATCTGGACAAGTATTCCCCAGTCAAGAAATATGTATGAACCCTACAATGACACCGAATATGCCACCACAACAAGCACCCCAAATGCCAACACAATAAATTGCATAATATTTCATTCATATATTATGTAATAACAATGACTAACAACTGTCTGAATATTTCAGCAGATATCGATTTCCCATAAATCCGTGATTGTAACAATATATACTTGCCTTGTCAAAATCTTCAAATACTTCTACTTTGACTACCCCATACATAAATATATAATCACCGTTTTCTGGATCATTTACATCTATATAAACAGTTTCGGGACCAATTTGATATTGTTCAGTATTATTAAAGTTATTATTGTTATTGTTATTGTAAAGATTATATCCTGCATCGTTGTTATTTGTATAAGTGATCATATAATCATTATTATTACCATATATTAAACTGCTGTTTAAAATAGCAATAGGATGACTTGATGGTATGTTTACAAAATAATATGTACCTTTTGATAACGTATAATAGACATTAGGATTATATTTGATATCTTCAACATTGTAAATAGTATTTGTTAATGTTGCCCGTTTCAATACATATACATTTTGATAACTTTGCTGAGTATAATATTTTTCAACATCCACATATGAATATTCATATAAACAAATATTTTGACTAATATCTTGTTGTTCTTGATATGTTGTTTGAGATAATTCTGTCAATGATGCAAAATATTCATTCTTAAAAATAGTTTCTATTACATCATTCTCATCGTTACTTTTAACACTATACGGGACATATGGGTCATTTGGTGGATTTATATTTGTTACAGTGGTATTAATTGAAACATCATAGTTATCTTCCACATTAAAAATAATTCCATAGGAAGTATCAAAATCAGTTATACTATTGATTGTTTCAGTTATTTTTGAATCCACATATATGTCATATATAAACTTACCACCTGTAGGTATATTTGGGATTTCAACATCTACAGTATCTATATACTGTATATTTTGGAAATGATTATTTGTTTGATTATGATATTCAAAGCTAATATCTATATTTAATGTTTTATTTACAGCCACAGATATATTTTCTATTTGTGATGTTGATATACTGTTATACAAGTCCGGATTATAATGTATTGAAAAATTTATGGAGTCTAATGAAAACGAAATTTGTCTATCTATTGGGGTTCCGTCAGAAATAATTGGTGTTCCACTTAATATTTTACTTGTTCCCTTTACATAAAATGATAGTGGAACCTTTATTGTTATTGTAGTTATAGTAGTATTAGGTTGAATGGAATATAAATAATACGCAGAAGTAACTTGACCATCAAGCACCAAATAGTTAATGTCGGAATTAATGAGAAAATTATATGTATCAACATCTGCTACAATTGCGTAATTTGTATCGGTTTTGAATTTGTATAACGGAACCTTCTTGTCTTCATATAATGTAATATTTCCAGGTACATCGGAATTAGATGACGGTTTATATATGATAATGGATTCATTACACGTATAATCAGTAGTAGATATTACATAAAAATCCAAATAAGCATCCATATCTAAAAAATAAACAGACTGAATACTCGTTTTTGTGTATTTACGTGCCGTAGAAATGTCATCTATCAACTTTTTCCATAATTGACTTTGTGTATCATTATTTGTTTTTGAATTGGTTGAGGTATTCAAATATTTTAATATTTCTGCTTTTCGTCGCATATCAAAATCCTTTTGCGTATATTGAGAACCAATATATGGATTTAACATTTCAAATCGCGAACTCGGAATAATCATATTTTGATATTTCTTTCTCTGGTTACATTGTATTTCAATTGGTGTAGGTGTAGAAGCACTCATAATATATTATTCAAATTATATATTATGTATATAAATTACAGTTTGCTGGTATACCACATATTAGATAAGTATGTGAAATAACCAGTGTTTTGAGAATAACTGGATAAATTACTTGATGTAAGATTGGGTCCATTTGCTACAATTGCGTTGATTTCAAATACGTCAAGCGCACGATTGAAATAACGTAAATCGGATATACTTCCACTAAAACTGTTATCGCTACCATTTACAATAACAGGATGGTAATTTTGTTTAGGGACGTGGTCTAACACTATGCGACCAGCAATTGTACCATTCACATAAACATCTAATATTGTATTTTTCATACGTATGGCAACATGAACCCAGTTTTTAATAGGAATATTATCTATATCTAATGTGATATTCGGGTCAGAACCAAGTACACTATCCATAACAACGTGTAATTGTGCTACACTTGCATCATCTACATTTTGTCTTGTCAAGTATAACCCTGGACTGTTATTTACAGTTGCTTTTCCGTTTGAATCAAACTGATCATTACCTTTGCTAAATATATGGCGATTAACATCATCTGATGGGACGTCATTGATATTCAACCATGTTGACCATGTAAATTCTAAACCAGTATTTTCATTATTTGACCTAAATATAGGAACGGAGTTCGCATCCTTCGGATCAGATGATACAATTACCTTTTCACCTCCATTTAATAACCCTTTTATAACAAATGGACTATCTCCAGGAGAAAGGAAATAGATTAATAACCATATTCCAATGCGTAGTAAAAATACAAAAAGGATAATAATCAGTATTAAAAACGCAAACTTAGCAATAACTGTATTTGATTGTAAATATGGTTTCGACACATCATCTAAACTTTTTGAAAAGTTTTCTACGGTTTCATTAAAAGAATTTTTGGTTGTATTGATTGTTTCTGCTACATTATCATATCCATCTTGCAATGAATTAGTAATTTGCTGTTGATAGTTCGTTTCTTGAGACATTACTTATATATATAAGTAATGTTATTATTTTTTAGAATAATTTGAATTTTGATTGTTCAATATTATCCTTAAATAGCGATACATCCATTCCATATGATGGTAGCATGCCTGTTTGTCCATTTCCCTGCATATATACATCATACGCCGCCTGGGGATTAAGTGGTGATGTCCAGCGCGTAAAACGAGCAATGTGTGCGTTGCTTATAGCTCCTAATGTTACACTTTCTGAACTTGGTGCGGAAACGTTACCCATGTTTGCAGAGCGAACTAATTTTCCATCTAAATAAAAATCAACAATGTTGTTGTCAACACTCACAATGATATGAGACCATTTTTGAACAGGAAAGTTATCCATTACGGTTATTTGTTGATTACCGTTATCTGTTGTTTGAACGCTATACTTTAATGTTGGTGTTGCTGCTGATAATTCCAACTTACCACCTAATAAATTACCAGTAGCATCTTGTCCATGTGTATAAATTACTTTATTATTATTATCCCATTGACCTAAATATACCCATACTCCATACGCATATCGCGTGCTTGAATGACTGGCAACATCAATATTAATCGCATTATCAATTTTAACAAAATCTTTCAACTCTGTTGATGTATCAAACATATAGACGTATAACAAATATAGAATGACAATAAAAAGAACACCAATAATAACTAAAGAATAGTTCATGACTATATATTATATATTTACTTTATAATATATTTTTACAATATTGATAACGATAACTTATGTATATACATCTCGCAAAGTCATATATGGATTATAGCACAGGCGGATTCATAACACTATATACGTTATACATTTGGGATATCTGACGCCTAGATAAATTTGTTGTATAATATTGAATATTGCATATTGCTCCTGATATTCCGTACTCATCTCCAATATGAATAATATCATAATCACTAAATGTAGGAATTTTTTCCAATTTCTTGGTTACTGTAAGTATCCCATCAACAAATACATCTACATCCGAGCCATTATAGTTAAATACAATATTCACCCACTTTTGAATAGGTGCTTTCAATTCAACAAATTCTAAATCACCATTGGAATTTGGAATATTTGATAAATATGCCTTATATACGTAAGAAGGATCCTTATCTTTTAATATAACACTTGAGTCATTTACATCATTGTTAACAATATTATATTTGAACTTCAATTCTGGTTTTCCTTCAAAGCTAAATAGTGTTTTTTCAAAATCTTCACTTACTAAAGATTCTGGATTTACAAATACCCACAATGAAATGGCATAATTGTTACTAATTCCTTTATTGTCTTTTAAATCAGAATTAATGTATAATGCTTCACGTTTCAAGTCCTCCATATTTTGTATGGTTCTCTGTTTATTAATGTAATCCGGTTCGCGTAATAAAACTATATTATTACTGCTATTGTAAATCGCATCAATGATATCAGGATAGTATATAATCAATAGAATGACTGCCAATTCAATAAGGAATAATATATATACATCATTTGTAGTAGCTCCGAATTCTTTAAGTATAAACGCTACAAAATCGCGCATCATACAAGGAATGTAAAATATAAAGGTTGCTAAAAATCCGAGTGTTCCGTCGAGAGAACGTAAATAATTACCAAATACGCGACTAATAATTGCTAAAAATCCGATAATTGCAACGGCAAGTAATATATAAAAAATATATTGTCCCATTTCAAGTTGATAAGTAGTTATATCAATATACGAATAAGCCATCATAATAATATACACACTAATAACCGCATAAATAATTAACATTGGTTGTGATGATAAACTATTTGTTAAACTACTGACTTTTGAGAGCCCAAAAAGAATAGGTACAACGATAATAAGGAATGTAAATATTCCTTTGCGATTATCGTATAAAATATTTGAATTATCATTAAATACATATAATAATATTGCCATTACAATAAATCCAATCAGTATGGTTGTTTTTTGAAGTATGCTATTCTTGAAACCTGTATCTTGTTGCATGAGCTTACTAAGTTCAGTTATTTTATTTATTACTGCTTCATATATATTTTTTATCATTCCTTTATCGTCCATATAGTATATATTACACGTATATATATATTACATATTTTCCATTGCTGTTTTTTCTCCGTGGCATTCTCTACATAGTGCTACTAAATTATCAACGTGATTAGAACCACCATATTCTAAACGGGTTTTATGATCAACTTCAAACCAGGCTGATAATTGCTGTTTGCAATTTCCACATTTCCAATTTTGATTGGAAGCAACGTATTTCTTCTTTGTTTCGCTTACTGATCGTTTGGTGCCTTTTTTTCCAGAATTCATTAATACGTGTTTTGATGCTTCTTCTCTTGTACTTCCACCATCCTGATACTGTGAAGAAGTGAAATTCAAAAATGGACTAATTACATTTGATGTATCTTTGTCAATTGGCATATACTTCAAATATTCATTGGTAGATTTTACAATCTGAGAGGCTTTTGTAGGATCTTTCTTTATCAACCAATATAACATGTATGAACCCAATGCCACACCCGCCATTTGATAGTATTTTTTCATAGATAATAATAGTTTCAAGTATTTTCCATCTGTATAAATATTATAAATTACTAATGATGTAATAAGTAGAAAATATAATTCAATCCTCATTTATATATTCTATGTATATTATTATGATTATCAACACTGATGTTTTATTCAAATAAAGTACATATAAATGATTACTAATAAAATGATTATATACACCAAGTAAATATAGTTTTTTTTCAAGTTTAATACTTTCATTAGTTGTTCTCCTCTTGATTCAAATAAGAGTAAATATTTCATATACGCATCTTTACGGGTAAGTTGTTCTTTTCCAATAATTTCATTTACCTTATTATGAATAAAATGAACCCATTTTTGAAATTCAATGCTACTATCTAAATACGGCGATACTGGATATTTATCCAATAGAATCATAAATGTTTTGCGCGATGTACTATCGGGAATGAAGACAGGAAAATTCATAATTAGGTCATAATATTTGCGCTTTAATACCTTATTAGGTTTGTTCGGGTAATTATATGATATTGTATGTAGAAAAAACCAATAATGGGGACCCCATACTTCGGGATTATTAATGGACGACATATATTGTATAACTATATTCAAATATTATGTAGAATACATAAAGGTTTCATTATATTTTATATTAGAATGGATAATTATTGTAATAATTGTGGTAAACAAGGACATTTATATCATCAATGCAAACTACCTATTACAAGTAATGGGATAATAGCATTTCGCAAAAATAATGATGAACAATTAGAGTATTTAATGATTTGCCGTAAAGATAGTTTAGGATATATTGATTTAATTCGCGGGAAATATGATGTATATAATCACGAGTATATAGTATCTATGATTGACCAAATGTCTATAATGGAAAAAGTGAATATACTAAAATATGATTTTAATGAGTTATGGAATAAAGTATGGGATGCATCTCAGAACGCAAGAAAATACAGAAATGAATATAATGTTTCTATTGACAAGTTCAATAAATTAAAATCAGGTTATATCGATGCTTATACGAATGAAGTGATTTCATTTGCTACATTAATTAAAAAATCAAAAACAAGATGGATTCAACCTGAATGGGGATTCCCTAAAGGCCGTAGAAACTTTCAGGAAAATGACTATAATTGTGCTATTAGGGAATTTTGTGAAGAAACAGGATATAAGGAAGAACTTATTCATAATATTGAAAATATAACACCATCAGAAGAAATTTTTACTGGTTCAAATTATAAATCATACAAGCACAAGTATTTTTTGGCATACATTGACTATGATATTAGTAATCAGACATATAATCATCAAACAAGCGAAGTTAGTCAAGTAAAATGGCTTAAGTATGATGATTGTTTAGAGCATATTCGGGAGTATAATTTAGAAAAGAAAAAGATATTAACAAACATCAATACGATATTAAAAACATATCGATTATTTGAAATGTAAAATCTCTATTAGTATTATATATTATATAATGAATAATACTAATAATGAAGATCCGAATAACACGGAACAAAGAGAACAAAAATGTAAAGATATGAATAAAGATTTCAATCCCAAGTCAAAACGGTGTGTAAATAAATGTAAGCCGAATCAGGTTCGCGACGAAGAAACATATAAATGTAAAAATAAGAAAAAAATAAATCAAACTGTTGTAGAAACATCATCTATTGTCAATCCTGTGCAAATTGACGCAAATGCTGAGAACCCATTAATATCAGCAGTTACTAATTTTCTATCTCCAACCATTGTTACGGAAAAAAAACGTGAGCGATCCAAGAAAAATAAAACAAAAAAAAATGTGAAAAAAATGTCGCCAAATACTGTAGCACAAAGCGAGATTGAAAAATATAAACAGCGAATTTTAAGCAAATTTAATCCAAATGAAGACATAGATGTAAATAAAAAACGTGGTTCTTCAAATTCATTGATGTTTATTATCTATGAAAAAGAAAAACAAGAAGGAATTAAATATACTATTGATGATTATATCTACAATTTGGAAAACAAGCTTACTAAAGAAGAATATGCCAAAGTAAATAGTTCAGACATTAAAGACATTTATAGGATATTAAAGCGTTTAGTACCTATCAAAGTACCCAGCGATTTTTACCAACGTCAAAAAAGTGTTCATATAGATACTATATTTTCAATGCAAGATAAATATAGAATTTCGCAACAACAATCCAATGAACCCAAGGAAGACGATGAACCCAAGGAAGACAATGAACCCAAGGAAGACGATGAACCCAAGGAAGACGATGAACCCAAGGAAGACGATGAACCCAAGGAAGACGATGAACCCAAGGAAGATGTTGAACCCAAGGAAGACAATGA